GCTTAAAAATCAAAAAAATATTGCAAAAATTCCGATAATGTATTATAATATAATTATGAAAAAGAAAAGCTGGGACAACATGCCCGCTTTAGCGCCGACTTTGTCGCCGCAGACGCGCAATTATACAACAATATTCATCATTATTATAATTATCAACTATTTTTTGTGAAACATCGGCAGTCACAGATTCTCCAAACACTGGTTTATTTTTAACTTTTTTCAATGCCTTTATTTCTTTTTTTATAGATTTTATAGTTTCTTTATCGGTTGTATTTTTTAATTCACTTTTTTGAGAATTGCCAGTTTCAATAATCGCATTCAAAAACTGTTTGTCTTCCTCAGAGTTCAAAGTTTCTCTTTCTCGAAAGAAACTGCCCCATAAATCCAGTTGAAAGTCGGTATTTTCATCAATAGCTTTGGCGGTAGCTTCACACATTCCATTAACCGAATCAATTATAGTAGTTAAATTTTCTTTACTAATTGTTTGACCTAAAACCGAATATTTGTAATTTATTAAATCCAATTGCTCCGAATTTTCCAAAAACACATCATTCAATCCTAATAGTTTTGATTTTAAATCTTCATGTTTACTACTAAAATCTGACATAACCGGAGAACCTTCTTTTAATAAATTGGTCCATTCACTTACTGAAATATTCAAGTTTCCAAATAATTCCGATTCAGCTAATTCTTTCATTGCTTTGTTATATCCAGACCAAGCACTAGCTCCTGAAATTACTAAACCTGTTAAAGCGCCTACCGCAGCTCCTATAGGACCACCTATCATTGCTCCAAGAACAGCTCCGCCGGCCGTGGCAGATGCCATTCCCACCACGAATTTAGTCATTTGTTTTGTTGCATTTTCCGTTCCTTTAGTCAATTCTTTCATTCCTGAATATGCTCCTGCCGAACCTAATATTACAGCAGCAAGACTTCCTACTACTCCTACAACTTTTAAACCAACAGGAACAATCTTTGATAATTTCGAACCAACTTTTGTAATAGTTGCACTCCAACCTGATACCTTTAATGATTTAACAACTTTGCCTAAAGTAGTTAAATTTTTTCCACTTAGTGTAACTAGGCTATCAACCCCCAATAATTTTTTGGCTATTTTTGTGATCCCTGAATAGATTTTGTATCCAACAATAGTCCCTATTATTCCAACTAATACTTTTCCCTCTATTGATAGTCCTTTAAATGTATTCCATATATTTTTTAATGTTTCTGAAATGCCACCATAGTACCAACTAGTTTCTCCTGTTAATGGATTTATTTTTTTATGGAACCCTAACCATTCCATTATTTTGTCTCTTATCTGAGTGGCTTTCATTTTAACCTTTTCCATACCATTATCATAACCTTTAATGGCGTCTAATAATCGTCGGTCTATTCCTCCTGATGTTCCTCCTGAGCCACTTGAACCACTTCCACTATTTTTGTTTTCGTCAATGTTATGTATTTCATCAAATCCCAAAACTTGTCGTTTTAATTCTTTGACTTTTTTACCTGCTTTGTCGGCACTACTACCCACTCCACCTAATGAATCAGTGTATTTATCTACTGATGCAATTCCAGTATTATAATCTTTCAATTTAATACCAAACATAGATGCTATTGCTTTTGTTACTTCTTTTACCACCATTAATATTGCATTAGCATACGGTAATATTTGAGCAAATGTGCCAATAAACAGACTTGATAGTGCAACCTTAGTTTCAGTTAATTGCTGTCTGAATATTTTCATTTGGTTACTTGGTGATTCCAAGTTGTTTGCAAAGTCACCCATTGCAATTTTAGCTTGTTTTAATGTTGCTATATATCTAAGAATTTCTTTTTCAGCCTGAGACAATTCTTTTACTTGTTTATCTATGCCTAGTGAATCAAGTATAGGTTGCATTGACGTCTGAGTGACATCTATACCAAACGACCTCAACGGTTTTGTTTGGCCCGCGTATACCCCTGCTCTAATTGCTTCTGCAGTTGCACTTTCTGTTTTGTTATATAACGACGCCAAATCATAAGTTAATTTAGTCATTGTTTCAGACATTATTGCGGAATATTTATCTTTTATACCAACAGTCTCACCCATTGATTGAAATATACCTTGCATATATAATGTCTCTGTTTTATTAGTTCCAAATTTTTCATTTAGTTTATATTGGAACTGTGTTGCTGATTTGCCTAATTCTGAAAATGTTTGTTTTCCATTTTTTTCAATATTGTCAAATACAACATTAAACAAATTTAATTGTTCAGTATAATCAACTGCTTCATTCATCCAACCAAGTAATGATTGTGTTAGCCTTTTAACACCAGTAAAAGTAAATACCGACTTTAATGCACTCCCAAGTTTATCCGTACTAGATGTTGTTTTGTCAATTGTGTTTTTTAGCTGATTAACATTTGAGTTAGCATTATTAACAGAGTCCGTTTTCAATTTACTGTCAATGCTAGAAACAGTTCGTTCCAAACTAGTTAACTTTGATACTAGTTTATCAACATTTGATAACGCTTCTTGGGCTTTTGATTGAATTTGGAGTTCTAATGTTTGTTCATTCATTCTTTTCACCTACCTTTTCGGTCGTTCCCTTTTCGGTAGTGCTATTTTTAAATTTATTTTGTATTTCAGTTATTCGCCCTTTTAATTTAGCCACTAATATATCACTTTCATTTTTTGCTTCTTTTTTAGTATCAAAGCCATATGGTTTTTTAGAATATTCAACATTTGTCTTACTAAAAGTTTTACTAAGTGCCACTATAAGTGCTTCAAGATTATATGCACCTTGTAAGTGAGCTCTTGAGTTAAATATCTCTTGTTCTTCTTTTTGCCTTGAATAATAAGAAAAACGGTATGCCCAGAATAGGTCTGGGTTATCTTCCCAAAACTCTTTCACAGACATACCGTATGTAATTGCCATAGGCAATAAATCATAAAACCAATCTGTCAAGTTTTTATATTGCTTGCCTTTGTCTTCATTAGTGTCTTCGTTTAAGCTTCGATTATCTCTAGTTCCTCTTCCGTCTCCTTCGAGTCTATATCGGCTAGGGCATATGTAAAAGCTTGATATTCATCTACACCAAATTTAACTACTTTTGTCGGATTTTTGCCACTTTCTTGGTAAGTATCCATTAACTTAATAGCTAAGTTTGGATTTTGCCTTACATCTTTATGATTTGCAAGAAATAAGCTAGTCCAAATTAGGTCATAATAAGTAATTGGTTTCTTGTCAAACTCTTCTATACTAAAACCCATCGCTTCAAGCCATTTAATACTATCTCTATTCATTTCTAAAGTATAATCTTTGTCATTAATTTTTAATTTTAATTTCTTCATTGTCTTTCCCTACTTTCATTATTACTAATTTGTTTCTATTAATGCTGTTACTTCTGTTGTAGTTTTATATTCTGGAGCAACACTTGGTACTGTATGTAATGTACATTCAATTACACCACCAACAGATACCTCATTAATCCAAGTTTGTAATGATCCCTTGTATTGCACACCTGTTCCATCTGGTAACTTGATTAATATATCTTTTTGTGTATTGTCGCATTCTGCTTTTACTGCTGTTAAATTAGCATCACTATAGTTATAAGTGAAATCCATTTCTCCAGTATCTGCTCTATCAGCAATATATACTTTAACAGCGTCACTTGATGTAGTAGTCTCTACTGTTCCACCTGCTTGTCCTGTTGCAGGCATACCTTTGACTGCTACTAATTTTTCTTTTGGAAACTTTGCATCAGTTGTATCTTTAACTCTAATTTCAATACCTAAATCTAACATTATTTATTCACCTCTCATTGTAATTTCCCTTACAATTTGAAGTGCTACATTTAATTGTGAATTGGGTTGTATCTGATGACAACCTGCAACGATGCCGAATATTTATAACCATCGGCGTGGTCCCTATACATTCACACTATACAGGGTAGATAACTAAATTATCTAATCCATATTTTGTATCTAACTTACCAGTTATTTTTATAATATTTCTATGTACATTAGAATCAGTATTTAGTGCGTCATAATCAACTTTTATTTTTACATGATAATTATCTTCAAAATATTTAATTATGCATTCTGTTACTTCGTCACATATAGTCCTTTTAGAAACATCGCCTTTAGCCATTGCATACACGTTTATCTCAATACCAAATGTATATGTTTCTTCACCATAACTCAAATTATTGTATTGACTTTCTATAGGAAGTAATTTAGTTGGTACTATAGGAAATACTTTACTTTGTTGAGGCATTGCTTTTGTTACAGTTGGATTATATATTGATTTTTCTTCAACTTCTTTTTTCATTTCAGGAAAAATTTTATTATCAAATACTTCTTTAAATATCAATATAAATCACCTACTGTCTTTCTTATTTCAATGTCAACTATGTTTCCTATTTCACTTTTAATATCTTGGAATGCACTATAGAACATATGTCTACTTGGTAAACCTCTAGTCCATCCATAAGTGCCATCACTTTTTGGATATTTCCAACCTTTCTCGCCATGCTCATTAACATCATATTTCCATGATTTAAAAGGTCCATCTGGATTAGGATGAGGGTTATTAGAGCCTACAATACCTGTACCCATTTCGTTAAAGATAATAACTATATCATTAGTCCATACTCTGCCAGTTTTTGTATTATCGTCATATTGCCACTGTATTTGGCTTGTATGATTAGAAATGCCATTAGCATAACAATATTCTAATACTTTGTTATACATCATTTCTGTAGCATATTTAACGGCATTATCAATACCTTTTGAATAAGCTTCTTGATATTTATTTAGAAATTTTTTTGCTTCCTCTAGGCTTTTCTTCGATAGTTCCATCGTTAGAAGTGTTTTCATCTTCTAATTTGACCTCTTTTATTTTTTCTTCTTCAACAAGTCTATAACCTGCTTTGATAAAGCCATCTCTTGTTTTTTCATCAAAAACTACTATTCCATTTGTAAATTTGTACATATTGCACCTACTTTCCTGTAAGTTTTTCAAAATATATAATTATAACTGAATTACCATCTCTTGGTGGTAATAATCTATAGTTAGCATTATCTCCATAGTTTTCTTCTCCATCAGGTGTAACACCATCAAGATAAGCCACATCAAATTCTTTAAAATGACCTTGATATGATATAGGGATAACTGCCTTTTTCATAATACTTGATTTTTCTCCAAACTCTGCAATATCGGCATCCGTATTGACTGGTTGATAATTAAATTTATATGGTTCACTATTTGGTTTTTCATATACATTAATTTCATTACCTTCAACATCTAATTGTGTGCCAATTTTACTTGCTATATAAACATCTTCAACCCAGCCTTTAGGATTAGCCTTCACACTTATCATTTAGGAATACCTGCCTTTGGTGGCATTAGTTCTCTTAGTAAGTCTGATGATATTAAACCAGTTAAATATGTAACTGATAAACCATTTTCACTATAAGACTGAACATTAGTAGAATCCATTTTGTTATATAGCTCAATAGCACATCTTGTTTGCCAATTTGCTAGTCGTTTGTTTTCCTTTGCATTTATTGTTGTTTTTGTCAAATCATAAGGAAAAAGTGCATTTAGAGCTACAATTTCTGCGTCATCTAGCTTTGATTTAAACACATCGTCCTTTGACTGGTTGGCTACATCGCCTAAGATTTCTAGTCGCATTTTCATTAATTGTTCATCTTGACTCATAAATACACTTCCTTACTTAAAAGTTATATTAAGCAGTAACTGCTTTTGTATTAACTGGATTTGTTGTAGTATTAGTTACTTCAACTTTTACTTCTTTAGATGGTTTAGTAAATGTTGTATTTAATCCAGTAATTTTTCCGTGGAACCATTCAGGTCCGTGATCTAATCCAATTTGGCCAAAGATTTGATATTTAGTTCCTGCTCCTGTTTTTGCTAATTCTTCTAGGAAGAAGTTACCTTTACCTGGAACTGGTTGTTCAACTGGTCCTATTACCGATGGATTAATTGCTAATACTGTTCCTGCTGGGATAAATTCACCTATTGCTAAATGAACTGTTGTTCCAACTGGTAATATTAAATCTCTTATTTGAATTCCATAAGCACTCATATAAGCTTCTCCAATTGGCATTTTCATTTCTATAGCATCACCATGTAATTGTAATAAATTAACTGAATTCATTAATAATACGATGTTAGAAATATCTCCACCATTATCATTAATTTTTTGAACTAAATCATTAACTAACCACATGTCTAATGGAGCGTTAACTTTACTATCACCTTTACCACTTTCAGCACTAATTACGTTAGTAGTAATTGCTGCAACTATACCTCTTGTTTTATTAACTGTTGCATCAGTTGTTGCTTTATTGTAAGTACCTTGAATAAATGTTTTTTCAATACTTCTTTTAATTTTTTCCATCTTTCTTGCAACTTGGAAAGATAATTCATCTTGTGGATTAGCTTGTTGACCTGCTAAGTTAACACCACTTAATGTTGCCATATTTGATTGTTTAGCGTATGAAATAGCAACTGATTCCATAAATATTTGAGTAACATTACTCATTTGATTTCTTGTTACAAATGTTGCAGTTGGAGCTGTTAATGAAGCTGTTTCACTTATTTCTGGAATTGCTCCCTCTTCACTTGTATAATATTGTCCACATACGAATTCTACCGAATTTGTATATTTTACTTTTCCACTTATCATATTTAAAAATGGAGTTTTTGTATTTGCTTTGTTGTATAATAATCCTGAATAATTAGGGCAACTAAAGCTTTGTACTGTTTCAGCACCTGTCATTTTCATTCACCTCGTTTAAAATTTCTATCCCTTTTTCTAAACGAGTGCCACACTTTAATTATTTAACTTTTTTTCTTGTTCTGCTTTGAAAATCTGAGTAGTTAATTCGGTTTGCTTCAAAAAGTCCTTATCCTTTATTGCTTGTTCAAGTTCTTTTTGTAACTCTGCAACTTTATCAATAGGGTTAGCACTTTGAGTGCCACCTACTGGTTTTGGTGTACCATTTAACAATTCTGTAGTAGTTTCATTTTTAGTTTGTTCTTTTGTTTTATTTAATAATGTAATAAAATTATTTGCTAATTTTACTGATTTATCACAATCTTCACTTATGATATTTTGTAAAGTTTCCTTTAATTCAGTATCTTCATTAGTAATTTTAATTCCATTATCTAAAAATAACCCTTTTACTGCTAATTCACTTGTTTTAAGCGCATTTGCTTTCTTATCTACTTCTAATTGTTTTAACTCTGCTTCTCTTCTTTCATCATCAGTCATTTTTGATTTTTTGAAATCATCATATTCAGTTGATAATGTAGAATAGTTACTTTCTACTGTTTTATATTTAGCATTTAAATCATTATATTTATCCTTTGGAATCACTAATGTTGCTAAACTTTTTGTAATAGCATCAACTCTTTCTTCATTAGTTGTAAGTGTTTCATCACTTAATACTTTTTCGATTTCTTCTTTCATTTTTGTCCTTCCCACTCTTACGTTTTTATGGATGTCTCGTCTCATCAATTGAGTGTTGTAGATTTATGCTCTCTACAATAAGCAAATTTATATAAACTGATAAATCAGTTCGTATACTAAATGGTTGGAAAGACAGGATTTGAACCTGCAACCCCGCGGACCCAAACCGCGTACTCTACCAAATTAAGCTACTTTCCAATATGGACCGGTATATCAGACTTGAACTGATACAAAATGCTTGGAAGGCACTTATGCTACCAATTACATCAATACCGGTTATGGTGCCGAATGACTGAATTGAACAATCAAATATGCTTTACAAGAGCATCGTTATACCATTTAACTAATTCGGCAAAATTCCAAAGGCTTCTAAAGTTTCTTTGGCTTGGGCTTACTTATAAGGCTTTATAGAAGTTGTACTTCCTTCAAAGTTTCTTATAATGCCTATTTATTAACCTCTCCAGACTCATCCTTTGAGGCAGATGTCGTCTTATTAAGACTTCCATCGCTATTTTGTTTTATTTGTTTATTTGCTTGTCCAACAAATAATTTAATCCAATTTTCTATACCACCATAGAATTCCATTGATTTATTAAATGTTTCATTTGGATCACTATATAATCCACTTGTTGTCATAGCAACATCTGGTGATATACCACTTTGAATTTGATTCATCATACCTTGTGATTTAACTAAGAAATTATCTGATTTATTTCTTGTAAATTTTTGGTCTATATCTTTTAATGTTAATGTTTTAATTTGACTATTTGGAGCGAGTCTACATATTCTTAAAATTAATTTAAGTTCTGGTTTGGAACATCTTTTGAATTCCATTTCGTCGCCATCTGCTCTTGCGTCAGCCATTATCCAACCTTCACCTAAATACCTAGCTTGTCCCGTATCTCCACCACTTGCTTTATCACTATTTTTAGGAATACCTACAATATTTAAAGCAGTATTAAATAATCTATCATGTAATACTTTTGTATTATCGTGTTTTATCTCATTTGATATTAGTTTTAAATCTGCTGGTCTGCTTGGGTCTGAAGTTGCAATTTTAATTGCTCCTAAATCAAGTAATCCTTCATAATCTTCTCTATCAATATCTTGGTTAACAAATACGAGTAAACTTTGTATAAATTGTTCCAATCCGTCCATCTCATCAGATGTAATTCTATTTAGATTGTTTAATATATCCATAACTATTTCGATAATCCCTATTCTTGATTTATTTAAATAATATTCAAATATAGGAATTTCGTTTAATATAGTAGGTTTTATAAGTTTAACCTCAAATGCTGATGCAACACTTGGACTTTTCATTTCATAATAAGCATTTTTTGTATACACACTACCTTTTATTGTGTAATCCTTAATACCTCTTGTATAAGTACATCCAAATAGTTTCTTATGAGGTAATCTACTAGAATAAACACAAAAAGTTGTTTTACTATCAAGATTTTCTATCATGAAAGGACTATCTTCATTTATATCTGGAAGAACTAATCTATGTCCTATTCCTGATATATATAAGTCTTCTGCTAATTCAGTATCTTTTGGATATTTGTCCTCAGCTAACATATAGCTGTTTAATGCTCCTACTTCTTCATTTGCAACATCACCACGTTGTACATACTGTATTGGTTTACCAAAAACGAATGATTTTTTAAATTCAACCATAAAATAAGCATTATTCTCTACGACTTTATTATTTATAGTTGGTCTTACTTCTTTAACTTTATCTAAAATTGGTTGAAAACCTTTGTAGTAATTTTCTAAATAATTAATTTCCCTTGAATTTTGCAAATGAATACTAAATACATCATTTAATATTTGAGATATTGTCTGTTCATTCATTTGTTCTGGTTCATAATCTGCATAAATGATATGTCTACCGAATAACCTGACTTCATCTTGAACTGGCATTGCTGGTTTATCAGTAGGTATTTGTGCATTTATATTATCATCAACTGGTGTTTCAGTTGTTTTTACTTCTTCATTTTCCATTAATTCACCATCTTTCATACTTTGGTATTCCCAAAATATAAAATAAGGGAACACAACAATAAAAATTAAATTCTTACGGTTATGCTCCCGTGTAGCACTAAACGACCAATGAAGGGAAAAACTAGGTCGTTCGCTACATTTATACATTATTAATAAAAAAATTGTTAGTTATGAAGTATAAAAGTCCAACATAAATTGGACTTATTTGTTAAAAAGGTCGTCTTATAGCAACGGGTTTTGATAAAGTCCCTTTACCAAAAATAATTTCACTTCCGTACATACATACAGAATCAATACCATCATCATGCAAATTTGGTTTATCAAAAGAATATTTAGTAATATTATCCATCATTCTACCAATATCGGTGTTTGGTCTAACAATCGATTTATCAGGAAATACAATTTGTTTTTGAACAATACCGCGATTATTCTTTATTCTTTCTTCTTTTTTTACAGTATTATATTTTTCAATAATAATACACCAATATATACCCCTAGCATGTAGTCTATCTTCTAATAGTCTTTTTAATGATGTATCAATGTTATTTTCGATTACCAATGTTGTAATTCTATGTTCAATTATTTTTTCAATTATTTCACCATATAAATCATCCATTGGTTTTTGCTTATAAATAGCATCAATTAAATAATGATTGCCATTATTATCATTTTTAAATATTGGCATAGATACATTATCTTTCCCTTTACGTGCTGTATCTAGTGTTGCCATTGAATTTGGTGTTAAATTAATATTTAACAACTCTTCATTTATATATGTCCTAATACATTCCCAAGCAAATTCCCTTCCTGTAGGTGCAATAGGATTTTGTTGATAAACACAGCTAAATAAAAATGGGTCTGTATTTTGTTCAATTTGTTCTGCTATTTGTTGTGGGTACACTTCACTACAAGTTGTTTTATGATTTTCATCAAGCATTGGTACACGAATAACTATCGTTGACTTATCTTCACTTTCCATAACATAATGATTATCAGTTGGTTGTAATGTCGATATTTTATTTCTATCTTCAATTATTCTATTTAAAATATCTTCTGGCGTCCATTGAGTACCAACAAATATAAATTTACACCTTACCCCATCACGTCTATTCCACCATTCAGTATTCCACTTATCATATATGCCTCTATGAACGCTTTCACTATTCGCTTCTTCTGCTCCTTTTGTCATATCATCAAATATAATTGCAAATGAAGCTCTTTCTCCAGTAGTTGAACCATTACGAGTTCTTGCTATATGATTTGATTTAGGAACATTAGCATTTTTTATCTTCCAATCTGATTCTCTTTCTACTTCAAATGGTTTCCCATTATATAATTTGAACAAAGGAAATATTTCAGCAAATTCGGGACTAGATATTATTCCTTTAACAGTTCTACTAAAACCTAAAACTAATTCATCAGAATAAGACATTCTTATTACAGAATTATTGATACTTATACCATAACCCCAAGCAGTGAATAATGTTGCTAAATAAGATTTACCCATTGATGGTGGATAAGATACCACTAGATATTGCAATCTATCATCGAATGCTATTTTATTCAAAGCATCTACATATGGTTTTAACACATTTCTACGATTAGCTAATACCTTTCGTGGCATATTCCATTCTATATAATCAACAAAGCATTCAAAATCTCTTCTTGCGCAAAAACAATAGGCTCTTTTATAATAATCAAAAAAGAGAGCCATATTTTCGATTTTGCTCCCTTCAATTAATTTATGTAATATTGGAATTAGTTTAGTTTTTGCTACTTTAACACTACCTAATTCATCTTGTTTATACATTTCTTCAAGAATACTCAAAGCACTATTACACCAGTCTAATTTATCATGTTCTTTCATTTTTGATGATTTAAGAACATTTAATATATCTGCAAAAGTGCTTTCAAGTGTTGTTTCTTGTTTTTTTATTTGGATTTTATCACCAATTTTTATCATCTAATCACTCTCTCTTTATATTCCCCTAGAGAGTGCTACACTATTTTATATTTTAATCTTCAATAATTAACTTTCCATATTTAACATGTATTTCTTTTTTAAAATACGGATAATCAGTTCCCCAACTATCTTTTGTATATTTTAAAAGACTTTTTATATCATCTATGTGTCCCTCAAATATTTCTTCAAATTCAGCTAAATTAATATATTTAAAAATTCTAGTTTCAAAGTTATCATCATTTAATTTTGCTACTCGATATTGAACTCGCCAATATTTATTCTCTTTTGTTTTTAAATATTCAAGAAAACCATTAATGTCAAATATTCTAAAGTTTGAACATATATTAGTTCTATCTCCTCTTTCACTTACAATAAACAAATACATATTATTCCTCTATTCCTTTGGCATTTCTATAACCATATTAATGCCTTTTTTTACACACTCAGTAATATATATGTCTAATTCTTTTTTCACTTCCAATGTTCTTTTGTTTGTAGGATATTTTGCTACTACAATATTATTATCAGTAACAATTACATTTTCTAGTTCTTTATCTTCAAAATAATCTCTATCAACACCTAATTTAGTTGTAATTAATTCTACTAATTTTGGTTTAGGTTGTTCTTGATTCTCTAATACTCTTTTAATATTGTCTCTATAACTATTGCCTACTAAATTGATAAGTTCATCACTTGTCATTTTCTTTTCTTCTAATAGTGATTTTAATTCATCACCTATAATTGTTTTAGGATTTCTTTGCCCTATTCCTAAAAATTTTACCATTCCTGTAAATTTTTCATCTTGACTTATAATTAACATATTATTCATTTTCTTTTCCTTCTTCCTCTCCTATTTTAATTGTTTCATTATATTCTTCTTCTAATGAAGTGTCATAAATATCATCATAATCATTATTTTTTATGAGTTCTATTGCTTCTTCTTTTGAATTTGCAGTTACAACACCATATTCGATGTATTTTGCTTCTCTTGTAAATGGATATATTTTCATTTTAATTCCTGCTTTCCTAAGTTTATAACTGTTGTTTCATTAACATCATTTTTTCTTACATTATAGTCAGAGCTAACATTCATAATAACCACTTCACCTGGTCTAAATTGAAAAGTAATATCTAAATGACAATTACCTTTATCAAACAGTTCCATTAAGCCTTCTTTGCAATTATCTAATGTATCCTTGCAAGCATCCAACATATAATTAAATTCTTCTTTTTTCATATTTATTTACCACCAAATATTTCTTTCAACAATCCAAACACTAAGGCACATACTAATCCATGCCAAAATGTCCATACAAATTTGATACCAAATGCCCATATTATTAAATTGCCTAATCCCCAAAATATAAGGGCTGATAAACTTAATACAAAGGCAATCATTAATATCGTTCCTAATCCAATTAATAAATATTTCATCTATTCACCTCTTTTTTTACTTGAAATTTTAACAACCACTCTCTAAAACAAATCAAATTATCTCGTTCCCCTAATACTAAATCACCATCATCAAATCTTTTTTCTATGTCGTTTAACATGACTTGTCTTACTCCTTCATTTATTACAATATTGTTATTTTTAATCCAACTTAACGTTTCCTCAAAAATATATGTATGTCTGTATAAAGCATATCTTAAAGCAGAAATTATCATATCTTGAAGCTGATAATCATTTATAAGGTTAATTTCATTAATCATTTAATTTCACCTACTTTTTTTATTATTTCTTTTAATTCTTTTTGCGCTTCTTTTGTTGTTGGTGGTGCAACCATTGATACAAGTGTATTTGGTTGTAATCCTAATGCTTTTTCATATTTAACAAGAACTTTAGGTCTGAAAGACCATTGCCCATGAAAATAATTTGATATATTTTGAGGGGTTGTCCTACTTTCACCTAGTTGTTCTTCTATTTTGTTTAACTCTTGGCATAATTTAGCATTAGTCCATTTTTTCTTATGTAGAATCATTTGTATATAATCAGATACATTTATCATTATTCACTGCCACCTTATTTATATAATCAATACATTCTTGTTCAGAATCAAATTGCTTTTCAATATTACCTACCCTTAGATATTCCTTATCATTAATCCGTTTCCAACAACCTGCCCAATCAATCGGTCTTACATACCATTTTTTACTTATATATAATTGTCCATAATAATATTTTTTTAATATTCCAGCATTTATTGGTGCTATATATTCATTGGCCATTATTAATCACCATCTTTTACGCGGTTGCTTTTGCCACATTCTGGACAATTAACATAGTAAACAAGATCATTGCCTTCTTTTATTTCTTTGTTTGTGGCTTTACGAGAAATCGCATTATGACCATACATACCTAATTCATAATATTCTTTAAAAACACCAACATCTTTTCTATCATATTCAAATTCACACCCACAATCGCAAACTGCATATCTCACATAATTTTTTCCATGTTTTATTACTTTCATTCTTCCACCTCTTTTATTATTTGAATTGTTCTAGCTCGTCCATTTTGAGTTTTTATATATCCTTTATCTTCTAAAATAAGCAACTTCTTGAATACCGTATTAACATCACATTTTAATATATTGGCAAGTTCACGACTTGTAGGACTATACCCATATTCATTAATAAACCACTCAATTGCTTCCAATAACATTTTTTGTTTAATTGTTAACATCTAATCGCTCGCCTTAAAATTATATATTGGTTTAATTATTTTAATAATATCTACTGTATCTCCTATATTATCGATTATTTCTTGCGTTGGTTTATATACAAATGGAGCTTCATCAATGGTATTTTCATTTACTGATGTTGTATAAATATCTTTCATACTTTCTTTATATTCGTCTAAATTAAAAGTTTCTTTCGCTTTCATTCTAGACATTATTCTGCCTGCTCCATGTGGTGCTGACTGATTCCAATCATCATTACCTTTCCCTACACCGATAATACAACCATCTCTCATATTCATTGGTATTAACACCTTTTCACCTTTTTTAGCAGATATAGCGCCTTTACGAACTATGTTATCTTCAAATGATATATAATTATGTATTGTTTCAAAATACCAAAAATCTCTCTCAATCATATCTTGAGTATACCAATCGCAAGTGGACATCGCTTTCTCTCTTAATCTTACACTTTTATATCCTTCATAATATGGTAGTTCAAAGTAATTACATAGTATTTGCTTTGCTATACACAAACGATTATCTTTAGCAAATTCTTGGCATATTTTCATATCATGCAAATAATCTTCTCTATATTGTCTTTCCAAATATGCTAATTCCTTTGGTATTTTCTTATGATCTATTTTATATTCTTCTTTTAATTCCATTAAAGCAGATTGTATTTCTTGTTTTCTGCCCTGTTCTTTATAGGTTTTAATTAATTCTTGTTGTTTTTCTTTATATTCACCAATATTATAGTTACATAATTGATTAGCTAATTCTTGATAATATTCTGCTACTTGTTTTCCTAAATTTCTTGAACCTGTATGAATTACTAAATATTTATTATTATCTTCATCAATATCAATTTCAATAAAATGATTGCCACCGCCAAGTGTTCCAATACTTCTTTCTAATCGTTTTGTATCTCTCAATTCTCTATAACACTTCAAATCTTGTAATTCTAAAAATTTATATTTTCTTTCATCATGAACTTCAAATCCACTAGGAACATATTCTCTAATAATCTTATCTAATCTTTCTAAATCTAAATCAATATTGCCCAGTTCAACGCATAACATACCACAACCAATATCAACACCAACAATATTTGGAATCACTTTATCGCCTAAATTACCAGTAAAACCAATTACACAACCTTTACCAGCATGAACATCTGGCATTATACGGATTTTACTATCTTTAAATGCCTCTTGATCTAATAATTCATTTATTTGGTTTACTGCTTCTTGTTCAATATCATCAGTAAATATTTTTAAGTCTTTCATTTAATCAACCCCATTTTCATAAACATTTCCTATTACTTTCATTCTATCTAAATGTTTCATAGAAGAACTGGGAATATGACCTTTTATTTGAAAACTAGCCACATCTTTATTCCAAGTTATAATACCAATTTCATCAGGTTCAGTCCATTCATAATCAAACATAACTTTATCGCCTTCGTAAACTTCTACACCATTTTTATCTTTTAAGCCTGTATATTGTCCAATGGTATCATTATCAACCATTACCGAATATCCTCTATCATCAATAATCATAGTTCGTAAGTTTGATAGCGTAAAGTCATTATCATATTTTTGTATAAATAAACTACCATAAAACCATTTTTCATATTGATAGTTGTATCCTCTAAATTTTATTTCTCTATTCATTATTCCACCTCATTTAACAGCCACAATAATGTTTCTAATTCTGTTCTCATTGAACATTTTGGATTTTTCTTTAAATATTCTATTCTCTCTCGAATATCTTCTTCATTTTTGATTGATTTATATTTTTGATAAAAGTTATATAGCAATTTATATTGATTATATACTTCATATAAGACATACATATTGTCTTTTATATTATCTTTACTCATAATATTTCCACACTTTCATAAACAATATAAGAAATATCTTTACCATCATATTGTTGTAATATTGGAAATTTTTCTAAATCTTTCTTAGGAATATTGCCATCGAATGTTCTATATTCCCTAGCTGACATAATTGGACTAATTTTTAATAATTCTAATTTGATATTTTTTTCTATATATTGATTTATTTCCGTGTCTATGTTTTTATATTCGTAAGAATAGTTATAATCTACTAACTCTCTAGCTCTATTTATAAAATCATCACTATCCTTAGTAACAATTGATAAGGCTATGTTATTATTATTCCGTTTATAATCTAGCAATTCTTTTTGTCTATCTGAATTATCTTCGTATACTAAATAACTTCTTGTATCATTATTTTTTAAATTATATTCTAATAAATCATATAATCTTAAAATATGATGATGTTGTTTAGGATCAAACCCCCATTTTTCAAATTCACTATGTTTACTAGGATATTCATGGGTTAGTGCTTTTCTTTTTTCATACATAGCACCTAAGATGCTCTTCAAATTTGGTCTAAATTGTTTAAATAATTCTTTTATATACTTATCCCCAATAGAATATTCAGTATCTATTGCTTCTACATAACTAAAATTACCTTTTTTTATAATATCATAGAAAGTTATTAAATCTTTAACATCTATATTGCCATTTTCACATTCAATAGTTGTACTTGTTACTTTTCTAAATATAATATCTTGTAATGTAGGCAATATAATTGCCTTAACATCTATATCACTCTGTTCGTCACTTAAGTTATAGTTTTGACTTCCATATAGTCCAATATAAATGACTTTATAGCCTTTTTCTTCTAATATTTTCTTTCTATTGACTAATTCCTTAAATATATCTGTTTTATCTATCACTCTTCTACCTCATTTCTTAAAGCTGATAATCTAAATTCATTATAAGTTGATAAATATATTCTTTTGCCTCTACAACATAACCACGGATTTATCATTAAACATTTTTGATTTTTCTTATATGGTACTTTATGAATAATATCATCAGCTATTAGACCTTTTAATTGTCTTTTTATTGTAGTTTCACTAACTTCGCATACTTTTGATAAATCTTTTAATCGAATAATTTTACCATTGTCATAACAACATATATTGTCCATATAACCAATATGGCAAGTTAGATAAGGAAGTATTGAATATTTTTTACAATATTTATTAAATATTTTAGGGTTGATTTTGATAAAATGATATTTTATATCAGTAGTATCTTGTAAATAATCTATCGTTCCTCTACGTAATACTCTATCGCCATATTCTAATGATACTAATTTATCGGCGTCACCCAATTCTTGTAATACTACACCATTTTCATCAACTAAATACGCTGCAGTCATTATTTATTGACAACCTTATAACTCATATTTTTAACTTCTAATTTATTCATAAGCCTCATAACCCTCTACTTTCTCATATAATTGACCATCTATTACAAAGCCATCTCCACTAGGATGTATATAATACTCACATTCAGGATGTTCTTCTTTATGTTGTAACTTTTTATTTTCAATTTTCAACCTTGATATATCATCCTCATATTTATTACTACTCAATATCAAACAACCAATTATTACAAAACATAGTATTATAACCGACAAAAATAAACCAACCAAATTATTTTCTATGAATTTTATCATTTGTTCCACCCCAACTCTTCTATTTGTTTATTTATTGCTTGTAATATATGCATACTAATAAACATTAAATTATTAATAACTATACATTTGCTTGTTAGATTAAATTGTATGTTTGGTAATATATTTTTTAAATCATTTTGGCAAGTCAATAGCATTGTCCTTGTTAAGTCTTTACACTGTATTGTATCTTCACTACAATCGCCTTTTACATATTCATAAGACCATCCCATTTTTAAAAACATTTCTTTAGCTGTCACTATTTATCATCTCCGTTCACTATCTCTTTATATTTTTGTAAAATCATTTTAAGCGAAGGTTTTAGAAATGTACTGTTTTCTATTTCATCTTCTAAATACTTTATAAACTCTTTTTGTTGAGTATTATGTTTTAATCTTAATTTATCTATTGTTTTATTTACTTCAAAGTTTTCATACCAATTAATTTTATCTTTATATTCTTCTAACTGTAAAGTATTACTTGATAGTTGCTCTTGCAATTCTTCCTTTTCTTTTACTAAATCATTGTATTGTTCCTCGCCTACTTCAAGTTGTTTCTTTAATTCTTTATTTTCCTTTAATAATTCTTCAATATCAGAACAATGGTTTATGCAGTACAAATCGAAATCTGTTAAATCTTTTATTCTTGTTTTTGAGTCTATAAAATTCTGATATATTTTATCTTCTTTGATGTACTGTTCTAGTTTTTCTTTAACTGTCATTACTATCACCTTAATTCAAATTCCAAATCATTTAATACAGGGCTAACAAAACAAGAAAAACCAAATACTCTATTTGTCTCTAATGGTTCCCCATTCAACATTATCACCTCAAATTGGTTCATCAGATGACTTTGCATGCTCAATAAAATTGATAATTCTTTTGAAATGATTATAAACTTTGGTTTTTGTTTATAAAGCCTTCTAAAAGCTTCTATTTGATTATTCATCTTTCCTAATGTCTGATTTATTTCTTCTTGTGTGTATTTTTTTTCAAATTTCATTACTATTATCTCCCTCTAGTTCTTGTATTATATCTAAAATTGTTTCTACAAATTCCTTATCATCATCATCAGAACTATTCATAACATCTTTAAGACATTCTTTCAACTTATCCCAGTTATCTTTTAGTTGTTGGTTTTCTTGTTGTAATTTTATAATAGATAATTTTTTACCTTCAACCATTTCTTCTATTTGATTGTCATTCGCTTTATCTCCATCAGGATATGTCCTATAGTGATTATCTTCTACATCATAATAAATATTCATTCTGATACCTCTTTTAACCAATCTTCAAATTCTTTCAAGTAAGCATTATTTGACATTTCATCTTGTTCCAATATACTTTGTAAAGGGTCTAATATTTCACTGACTATATCTACAAATTGACAACAGTTAGCACCATCTCTATATTTTTCGTTATATTTTATAAGTTCAATTGCCTTATCTATTACTTCGCTTTGTTCTTGACTTTCTTCTTTTTTTAGAATTCCATTTAATAAAGATTGCCTTTCTTCTAAAGTTTTTAATGCTAAATCTAGAGTATGTTTATTATTTATATTTCTTATAAATTCTTCTTTAGTTTCTTCATACCAAGTTTTATCTTTCATTATTATTTCCTCCTTAATATTCTGCTAGTTTCAGTATCATGAATGACCCTATTTTTCCCATTATTACCGGTTCATTTATGACCTTTACTAATAACTTCATTTTTCCCTTATTTTATATAGCTTTGACACACATTTACATGACGATTTGCTTCTCTATTCTAATACCACCTTAAGTCCTAGCATTTATGAGATTAAATGCGTCTGTGCGTTAGCTTTCATTAATTACACGTTATCATATTGTTCACTTCGGTTTCACTACACTTTTAATAAAAACATTAAAAAAACAATCACTTTTTCGTTAGTGACTGTTATATATATTGTCTTTTGTTATTTTTTATATGATTTTGAGGGTAAAAAGACCCCATAGTACCCTTTAAAATATAGGGTTGGGGTATTAACGTTCGTTAAGACTACAATAAATCGTTATCATTTCAAGGCTTACAAAATGTTGGTAATGTTTGTTAATTAGTCTTGCCAATGGTGTCATTTCGTCATTAATTGTCATGTTATTTTTTGAAACTAGAAAGACGTTCTATCTTCTGTTACTCTCCAACTCTTACAACCTCATTATAAAGTACTATGTCAAGACTACTAATGTGTTAATAATGTCTCTAATGATGTTATATGATAACATATGTTTATAATGATAATAATGTTACAATTGTATTATTAAAGATTACGATAAAACGTTATAAAATAAAAGAATAATCATAATTTTATATTGACAAAATAGTAATAAAATGCTATAATATAAATGTAATAAATAAGAAAGATATTTATTACAAAATGGGAGGAAAGGGAAACTCAAAGCATTATTATTAAATGGGGTTTTGTTAATAATGAAAGGAGTTGAAAAGATGAGAGTTTACCCGATTAAATCAAGTCATAAAAAAAGAATTATCAAATGGGAAAATGTTTTATTAATTCCAATATTGATATTAGCCGTATCCGGAATAATAAAAAGCAGTTCTTCAATGATAATTCAATCAATAGTTATTCATTCAATAATTGTATTTAGTTATTATTATATAATAAAAACAATTAGAATGACTATAAAAGAAAAAGGACTAATAAAGTCGATCCACGATTTTATAAACTTTAATTAGTATATTTCCTTTTCCTCTCTCATTATAAATAAATTAAAAATAAATGTCAATAGTGACATAATGGGAGGAATAAAGAAATGAAAACAAGAGAAGACTATAATAATTTCTATGTAAAATTAGATGATGAAAGAGTAAACTATTTAGAAGAAAAAGGAAAGATATACACACATGGGATAGGTGCAAATGGTATAGGTGGAAGTTATGCAAGACTAGATCATGTCATTAGTAATATGGAAAGTATGGTTATAAGATATGACCAGAACAATTATAAAATTGATGAGCTATTTAAAGATTATAATAAAAATAAAGAAGAAATTGAAAGACTAGAAAAGATAAATGATAATCTTTATAAGTCATACTATAACAGTGCTTATGCTATATTAACAAAAGATGAAGTTGAACAGATTCAAAAAGAAATTGATTACAATTTTATGAGTCTATCATTCACAGTTAGACTGCAAGACATATTAAGATGTGAGAAATTGGGAAAGGTGGCGTAATTATGGTACAACCTTTTACAATTACACAAGAACAATTAAAGGACATAGATTATATATGTCCAGCTGGAAAAAACTACAATTTACATTTAAATAACGGACAACATTGGGAACTTTCAGAAAGTGGAAAAACTTTATATTTAGTGAATGAACATCCATTAAATTATATTAAATTTATTGTATCAAAAACTATATTTGTATTAAAAAGTGAAGAGGAGAAATAAAAAATATGAAAAATATATATATTAATATTGAAGATTATCAAAACGGAGCTTTTGCAGTGGGTGAAACACTTACGGCAGAAGGTTGGAAAGAAAAGGCGCTATCTTGGTGTGATAGCGATGGAGCGGAAGAACTATATAATTATTATGAAAATTTTGATATAAGCACTAAAGGAAAAGAATTGGAATTAATACAAGACATAAACGAAGTATGACAAATAAATATAATACCATATGATAAAACTAAAGAAGAACATAAAAAAATTAAAGGAGAAACAAAAAATAATGAATCAAGAAGAATTTCAAGAAAAAATTAATACATATATGTTTTATTTACCTATAATGTTATATGATAAATATTTAAAAGATGAAAATGTTTTGCTAGACATATATTTTGCTAGAGCTTATGAAATAGTTATTGATTACTTAAATTACGACAACACAAAAAAAACATTGATTGAAAGTATTAACGATTATATCGAAGCTAGAAAAGATTATATTTTAGAATTATTAAACGAATGTATGGAGGTTTAGAAAATGACTGATAAGATAATGGAATATTTAAAAAATGAATTTAATTTTGACTATAGCAATTCATTTACTAGAAATACATTTATAAACATGATTGATTATGCAGTAGATAACTTTAACAATAGTAAAGACCAACTAGCATATTATTTAAGCAATATTATTGATGAACTTACATTTGAAGAAATTAAAAAAGTAATTGAGGAGGTGTAAAAAATGAGTCATATAATTAGTGAGGTATTAGAATGGTGTCAAAACGATATGAAATATTTACAAGAGATTATTAACAATTTGCAAAATATTGTTAACGATAGTGAAGAACAAGAAAGCGAGGATTAAAAATGACTAGAGAAGAATTAACTAACTATATATTTTCATTTTGGGACAATTGGGGAGCATTTAATTTTGAAAGTGCAACAGACGAAGAAATAAAAAACGAGATAGAAAAGAATTTAAGCAGTCTTGACGGAATAGAAAAAGAACTAGATTTTATTAGATTAGAGTTTGAAAACGGCTGCTGGGATGAGGATTCAAAAGAGTATGAAGACTTGGAAAAGTTATGGAACTATTTAAATTGGTACAAAACTAATTTTAAGGAGATGAAAGAAAATGATTAAAAATGAGGTATGCTATGAATAACAATATAAATTATTATGCTTATTTTAGAGTATCAACAAATAAGCAAAAAATAGACAGACAAGAAGACGCGTTAAGAGAATGGCAAAAACAAAATAACATAGAAATATTAGAAAGTAATATATTTATTGACTATTACACCGGTAAAACATTTAATCGCGAAAACTACAACAAATTAATAAAAATAATAAAATCAAATGACTATTTAATTATAAAAGAGGTTGACCGGTTAGGACGTGATTGGGACGGAATAAAAGCCGAATGGAAAAGACTACACGACAACAATATCAATATAATTATAATTGATTTACCTATTTTAAGTGATACATTACCAAACCAGAAAAACCCACTTGATACATTAGAAACAAAATTAATTAAAGAGCAATTGTTAGAATTAATGTGCTATTCGGCGCAAAAAGAACGTGAAAAAATAAGTCAAAGAACTATAGAGGGCTTAAAAGCAACTAAGCAAAAAGGCATAAGACTTGGAAAACCAAAAGGTCAATACAATACTAAAAACAATTTTATAAATACACTTGAAAAAATACTTGACAAAAATATTGGTCAGTCAAAAGCGTGCTTATATACTAGATTCCCGAAAAAGAGTTTTCAAAAGTGCATAAAAAAATGTTATGATAAATACAATACTAAAGATTATCAAGAAATATTAAAAAAAGTTAAGGAGGATAAAACAGAATGGGAACAATTTTATTAATAGCGTTGGCAATATGGTGTGGCTTTTGTGACTTTGTAAAAAAACAAAAATAACCAAATGAAAAGGTTATTTTTTTATTGTTTATTTATACGCAAATAATATTATACCCTTGTTATTTTAATACCTTATATTTACCCATTTTTAGCCATTTTAAGCAACGTTTTCAATTATAGTATATTTGTATTAATTTAATATTTATCAAGCAAATAAGCCTATAAAACAAGGCTACTTTATTTAATAAAACATAATAAAAAGATGTATAAAAATACACCTATTCACCCACGGACAAAGGCACAAAACTTTTTCCAGCTCCACGGTCAAAAAACTTTTTCCTGAGTGCGAGAAAACTTTTTCCTCATCAACTTATTACATTTTTTACTTTTATACCAATTATCGTTAAAAATACCGTCATAAGGGCATTTTTTTATATAATATAAGTTGCAATGTTCACACTTTCTAAATTGATTCTTAATCTTTTTCCAAGACATCAATCTTTTTCCACCCACTCTGCATCTATTATATTGTCTCTTTTTAACGCCTCTAATTGTCTATTTATATCATCAACATCAGTAGATTTTTCATGTTTAACGACAATGGGTTGTTGTGCTTCAACTTTTCCCATTGTTTTTTGTAAATACATAGCTGATATCTCTCTAACTTCTCCCATAAGTCCACCTGTCGCTAATACCCCAAGCAAATATGAATGTATATAATCCATAACTTCTCTTTTATCAGGATCAACTAGCCAGTTATTATATGTAGTTCTACTTATCCCCATAAATATCGAAAAACTTTCGACCGTTGGTGGGAACTTTTTTATTTCATTTATTTTATTTATCATTTCAAGATATAAATTAAAACCTAGCATTATTTCTTGGGGTGTATAGGTAACATTACCAACATTAGCAACTTCTAACATGCTTCTTTGTGCTATTAAAGACATTATTTGTATATTGTTAACTTTTTCCTCGCCTTTGTTTTTTAGCAATTCAACAATATAGTTAGTGAGTTCATTTGTTTTTTCTTTTAATGTTGGCATTAGTTTTTCTTTAGATTCTTCTCTTATTTGGGTTACAAGTTGTTCTTGTTCTTGTAACTTTTTTTCTTTATTTTCACGAATGTTTTTTTTGATTTTCAATTTCTGCTCATCACTAATCTTTTTCATTCCAATTATGTCTCCTTAAAAAGTCTAAATAGTTCTCTTCGCTATCATACAAATGATAAGGATCTTTCTCCATTTCTTTCCATTTGCTACTTTTTAATTCATTTTCTCTAGGTGAACCTGTTTGCCAATCTGAAAATTCCCATAAATCTTTTTCTAACTTAGAATAATAAAACATTTCATTGCATCTACATAATTTATAAAAAAGCCATAATATATAATCGTCAAAATAATCAAATTGCACCTTATATTTTCTATACTTTCTATTTACAAATGTTATAAATTTTGTGTCATGCTTACTTATATATCCCATTGCTAACACCTGATTTTATTTCTTCTTTCTTTATTTTTTTCATCTTCACATTTCCTTTTTATAACGTCTTTTATAAAATTTTCTATATCAAATTTACTATTAACCTTTTTCTTCTCTACACCTATTTTTATGCCTTTTTCTCTCAAATAATCTATCGGTACAGACTTTCTATCTGTAGAGTTATAAAATGCTTTAAAATGGCTTGTTTCTATAAAATAGCACTCCATTAATTCACTAAATTCAATAACTAATCCACATATTGTGTTTGTGTATTGACTCGCCCATAATAAATCTTCTATTTGATGTTTTTTAATATTATTAAATGGTAAACTTTTTCCCTTTGTCGATTTTAATTCTAATAAATACAAATAATCTCCATCAAACATCAAACAATCACATATATTTGATTGTTGAAACCTAACTTTATCGTTTCCACCCCAACTAGAAGAACCATCTCTAAATCTATAATAAAATATGTCTTTTGGAATACTATTCTTCCAGTTCTGTTCAAATCTTTTTCCAGAATTAATCCCAGTCATAATCCTCGTCATCTTCATCAAGTTTTATATTATAAATATTTGCAACAAATTCTTTTAACTTTTTAACTCTACCCTCTTTATCTTGTAAAATATCATCTAATTCTTTAATTTTATCTTGTTTTTCCTTAATCGTATTATCTAATCTTTTGACTTCAACATCTTTGTTATACTTTGCAATTCTTTTCATTGTTGTTTCATCTAGCATTATATTGTCAAGTTCTTCAAAGTTAGATATGCTTGCTGTTAAATTTGTACATATTGGTATATTATTTGGCCTACCGTCAATGTAATAACATTCAGCATAATAAGTATAAACATCAAAGTTCATTGGCACGCCTTTATAATATTTAATATCTTTATCGTTATAAATCAATATATTTCCAATTAAGTTTTGTGGCAATTCGTTTTTCCTTGTTTTTGTCATTTTATCTTCCTTCTTGTATATTCTTCTTTTATTAGTAATTTCCCCTTCTTGCTTCTATCTGAGCAATGTTCTCGTTCAAAGTATGTCAAGCAATCATCTATATATTTAATGTTTTGCATGTCCAAATAACCTTTGACATTTTCATCAATCATTTCGCTAGTAATCGCTAAAAATAATTCATAATCTTTTGCTTCAATAAGATGAAGATAGTCATGTGATGTATTTTGTCTTAGTATTGAACCATTCCAATATAAATAGCCTTCTCCTAATCCAAATGACTTGCAATCTCTTCTAGGCACTATCAAATGATGAAAAGATAGACTTCCCTTTCTATCGACTTTATAACCCATAAAGTCCATATTTAATTTCATTATTTTAAAAACTTTTATCATTTGTTCAGTAACTTCTTTCATACTTTCACCTACAAAAAAAGAGAGAATTATTGTATTCTCCCTTCGCATATTAAATTTTGGTGGGGCATATGGTCAGACTCGAACTGACATCAACCGTGGTATTAAGTATCATTTCCCAGTTATTACGATACAAGCTTTATCCATTAAGCTACATGCCCCATATAATAGCTCCAGTTGTTATAGTACAACCCGAGCCAGAAAACTATTCTACGAGTTTTTTTATTTGGATAGTCTTGGAATAGCTTACCAGTTCTATTCCTCACAGCGTACAGACATGTTAAACTCGATTGCAAAAACGCACTGATAGCCTATATTTTTATATTAGCAAAGATTATATCACACCTGCAGATAAACATAACATTTACTGATAAAGGATACTTTCAACCTTGTATCTTTAATAGATACTGTCTAGTGATATATCTCCCTTTAATCAAGAATAAGATACACGTATCTAACATATATGCTCTTTGCAAAGATTTAGAGCTGGTGATTAAAGTCTTTTTACCTTAACTTGCGAACCATTTTCTCAACATATATGTATATCACTAGACACTACCTGTTAAAGGTAATGCTTGCTATCTTATCTCCTCGGAGTTCGTATAGCAAAAAGAATAAGAACGTCTAGTGCCTTATAGACACCACAGAATAGATATAAAAGTCTTTTACACCCTGATATAGCAATACTTCCTTAGTCAGGCATGCTTGGATTAATCACTGATTGCAAGTCATTTATCCCCTCATTAGGAATATAAAGCAACCTTGTACATAAGCTCTTTATATTTAACTCTTACCCAACGTGCATTTTTTATATACCTATTCTGTGCTATCTACAAGAGATAGCATTCCCTTTATGGGAACAAATCAACACGTATCTAGTACAAATAACAATCTTATTTCCATATGGGAGAATAAGCGCTTTATAAGTACCTTAGAATAGATATAAACGCAACAGGTTTGGTGGTTCTGTTATGCAATGCCTTGTTTGGCTTTACTTATTAGTCGACTAATAAAACCTTTTACCCTCGGCGGTAACCGATATTAATTGCTAGTTTTCTATGCCTCCATAGATTTATTTATATCTACTCTAAGCTACCTATAAGGTAATATTTAATATTCTTTGACAATTTGTTAAATAGTGTTTCTCACACTAATTCATTATGAACAATTATTATTCAGTCAATGGCAAGTATTAGTCCTGATAAGGAGCGACCTTATTTCCTCTAATACCTAGTATAATACTCAAGACCATATTGGATTCATTACCAACATTTTTCACACACGTTAGAAAATATTTACGTTAAAGAAACCTTTTTCTTTTATTGTTAACTATTTGCCTCATGTATTATCTTGCAGATTTGTGCTACTCAAACTAGGCACTAGTCTTATACATATATCTCTATATTTCAACTGCACAACCGATTTATGGTATCTTATTTTCACTCTATATCACCACAATATAGTATTACTAATAAGTTATCATTCTATTTTCTATAGAAAGTTATGATTATCGGCGACTAGACCTCTATACCTTATAACATTTCATAACAAACCACTATTATCTCTTTCCTTACATTTTGTAAGTCTTTATTTTATTATCTCTAACAAAATATACTCAATCCATCACAAATTCGCACTTGCAACTAATGAGAACGAGATAACATCCATACTACATTGCATTGTAGTCTGTCATATGGTTTATTTAACAAATTGTCAAAGAATATTGATATTGGTTGCGGCGGGTGGGATTCGAACCCACGACTTTCAGCTTATGAGGCTGACGAGATAACCACTTCTCTACCCCGCAGTATGAGAGAAGTACGAAAGGAGATATACTTCTCTTTTTGTGAAAGGAGGTGAGTCTCATTGCTCACTGTGATATCATCATCACGATTATACTATAACAATAAAACCACTACACTTTCACTACACTTTTAACATTTTTTTAATTTTTTTATAATATTTCCAAATTTGAGTTGTACCATTCGGTTTAATATCGCTAACAAAATTTTCATCAGCTACTTCATTAACTGCCTGTGTAGGTGTTTTACCATTAAGAATTTTTAAATATAACCTATATTCAATGCTATTATTGGATATTTTTGATAGATTTTCTTTAATCATCTCAATCTTGTCCTTTTTTTCTTCGATTTTTCTTTTAATGTCAAAATCATCATTGTCTAGTTTGCTTAATATATCAATCTCAATTAATAAATCATTAACATATGGTATACAATCCATCTATACCCCTTCTTTCAGTTAAAATGCAATATCATTATCACTAATTTCTATACTACTTCCAAAATCAGCAAAGGCATCATCAGATAAACCATCTGGCATATTTTCGTTTGTATTTGTGTTTATATATTTTCTGACAGATGTTTCAATTATCTTCGCTTTAACACCGTTAGAACCATCATTCTTTGAATAGTTTTCATGTTCAACATCAGCGGTGAAACATTTGCCTATAAACATGTTAGTGTCCATGTCTGAATATGCTCTTTTTTCAATTTTTACACCAATTTTAGTAAGAAACATATATAGTCCAGTTGGGTTTTTCAAGAATATTGAGTAAAACACCTTTGCTCCACTATCTTCACCACCAAATACCTCACATGTTAATTCAATTTTTTGTCTTGTTTCATTATCTTTGTTATAACTTTTCAATTCAGCACTTGTAACCTTAAAATCATGTTCACCTTTTCCACACATAATAAAATCTTTTGCTCCACTGAAATCCATATTAAATTTTGCCATAACTATTTATTACCCTCTTTCTTTTCAATTTGTCCATAAGTTCCATTTAAAACCGACATTAATTTTTCGCAAGTTGGATTAGCTATTATATTAGCTTTCATTCTATCTTTAGGAACTCTAACCTTTGTTTTAAATATTGGGTCAGCTCCAATCTTTATACAATAAAATATTCCTTGTGACTGTCCTAAATCATTTTTCTTCTCAAATATTCTAGTATGACCTGCAAGTGAAACTGTAGCATGAAGCCATTCGCTTAATTTAGGCGTCAATTGAGCCATTACAGATGGGTTTAACACTTCTCCTGTTTCCTCATCATTTTCTGTATTATCTCTCTCATGTGCATTAAATACCAAATAATAATCGTTAATGGTGGCATGATTAATCAACTTTAAAATAACTTGTTGTAATTCATTAGTAGAATCTCCATAATGATTAATTAATATTTTTCCACCTTTAGCTAAATAATTAAGGTTTATTTCTTGCAATTTACCAATAGTATCAATTATTAGTGAACCCCATTTCAATTTTTCATAATATTCATCTATGTTCATTAAGAATTCATTAAATTCTTCATATTTTGATATTGATATAACTTGTGCATCTTTACTATCAACACTTGCCGTTCCGTTTTCATTAATATCTAAAAATAATGGTTTAGGGAAAGTCCCTGCCAAAGTTGTTTTTCCTGTTCCTGATTTTCCATAAAATAAGAATGTTTTAGGAACTGGAATTTCATTTATTTTTTTTACTTGCAACATTATTTAATCACCAATTTACCTTTCTTATCAATAATTCCATATCTAGTTAGTATTTCTTCAACTTCTTCTTTTGTTTTAGCGATGCCAACGTGTGCTTTTACTGTTTTAACTAAATCATTTATTTCTTCTACTTTATTAGCCATATCGCTTTCAACTTTTTCAATTTCCTCGTTTCTAATACAATCATTTGTATGATAACGATATTGTGTTGGACCATTACAAATATTTCTTTTTCTTAACGGTTTATAATTGTCAAATGTTCTTTCAGGATTTAATAACATTTTGTTTTTTTCTTCTTCTGTAAATTGAGATAAATATAATTCATCACAATCTTTTTCAAATTGTTCTACTAATTCGTTATATTTATTAATAACATCACATTTTTTTCTTAATTCTACTACTTTTTCTTTTGTTTCTTTTTTAATACTTTCTCTATGCTTATTTGCATATAAATCAATTAAATTAATACTTTCTATCATTTTATTTCCTTCTTTCTTTATTATTGATTTTTCTGCTTCCCATAACCCTAAGCAATATCTTTCATACATTTTTATACTATCTAAAGCATAAGTCATTATTGGGATTTTTCCGTTTCTAAAACAGTCATTCATTATTTCCATACCTCATTATTTATTAAATTAAAACCTGTAGGCTCTAATCGATTTATTAGTTCTCTAAATTCATATTTTGCACTATCATTTAGTTGATTACAATATTTATCAAACCATTCTTTAAAATCTTTATAATCGCTATATTCATATTCATACCATGCATCATCAACTTTATCTCGATTATCTTTTTCTTTTTTTACCTCTTGAATAATATTTGCCGAATATCTTAATTGTGAATTTAATATATCCGCATATATCTTGTATGGAACTTCTTTTATTTCTTTATCTGTTTTTCTACCAACATATTCAATTAAATCTGAACTATTTTTGTTGATAACAACATCATCTTCTTTGATATCAAATCTATTCATTAGATGTTTTGCATATTTTTCTTTGAATTCATCATCAAATTCAATATTTTCATCTTTGATGTATTCGCCATCTCGACCTTCGCCATCAATAACCTCATCAACAAATGCAAAGTTATCAATACAACAAGCGACAGATAAAGCTGTTAATTTTTTCAATTCATAAATATTTATTGATTTTCTATCCCTATCAAGTGATACATAGCAAGGTTTAAAATTATAACCATAATCGAAATTATCATCTTCATATACTGGTAAACCATCAACAAATACTTTTCCTTTAAAATTGGAATCCGTTAATATTTCTCCATAGCTTGTTTGAATTGAATTATAAGCTTGTCCGTTTAATCCTAAAAATTCATTTTCAAGTTCATCTAATTCAGAATTATTAAATCCTGATATTTCAAATGTTAAATCATCTCCATTACCTTCTGTTTCAGTAATACATAATACTTCACATCCAAAATTCTCTGAATATTCAAAACTTGGTGTCCAATTTTTATTACCATTTTTTATAAATATTTCTTTATTTTCACGAAGTAATACTAACAATGCTAATTTATAACCTTCTCCAAATTGACCTATTTTATCTAAATCATCTTTTTTAGATGTATTTCCAAGTAACAATGTAGAACTTGGTATTGAAGTATTTTTATTTGTTATTGTAATTGTTCCAGAATATTTATCAATATCAATGATATCTTCCCCATTGCTATCTTTAGCATTTTGTAATAATTCTCTAATTGCTTCTTCTATTCCCCAACTAGATACATAATTTCTTGAAAGACTTAATTCATACTTTTTTATTTGTTATTTCCTTTCTTGAAAATATCTAACTTTAAATAATCTCTGACTTCTTTATCTAGTTCAGACAATGTTTTATGTTTTTTGATTTTATTAACATCTATTTTATTTTCAAATAGGTTATGATATTCTTCTTCCAATAAATTAATCATTATTGTATTTTTATCTTTATCAATTATCAATACAGTTATCATTTTCTTCTCCTTTCAAAGTTTTCTTCAAGAATGAATTGTTCATCAGCACCAGTTAATTCACATAAGCAAACATCTTTATAACTACAGCTTTTACAAGTCAAGCTATTAATATGTTTCTTTTTGTTTTTGCCATTAACTCTAACTGAATTAAATTCATTAAACATTTTTTCTGCAACTTCTGGAACAATATATCTTTCTTTTACATCAAAATAATTTGATACATTCATTTTACTTTGTTCTAGTAAGTCACTATAATCATCAACATTTAATTCATATCTATTACAAGCTTCAATTATTGTATCTGGAATTATGTTTTGGGTCATGACACTTGATAATTTACCAGTTTTCAATAGTGCCGGTTCTTTCGGCAATTCACTTCTAACATATTCCCAAACAACACCCTCTACTTGAATACCTTTATTTTTCAATTGTTGATAATATACATATGGTTGCGGTCTAAACATCCTGTCAAATTCATTTGGCATTTTACTAAACGTCTTCATCTCATAAATCCATAATTTACCAGTTTTTTTATTTTTCACTAATCCATCAAGAATGCCTATGAACCCTTTGCATTTAAAAGTTTTTTCTATAAATACAAAGTCATATTCTTCTGGGATTTTTGAATACTTTTTATATAATTCAAACCATTTTCGTAAATCAATTTCATTTGTTTGGTCAAAATTAAACTCATCTATTTTATTCTTTCTGTAATATTCACAACATTCATGTATAGCGCTTCCAACAGACAATGCTCTAGATTTTTGTTTTGGATACCATTTTTCGGTATATCTTAAGTAATGCTGATAAGGACAGGTTATGTAACTATTAACCTTACTAAAACTTTTTAATCGCCCCATTATTAACACTTCCCTTCATTATTTTTTTGTTTAATTCTTCGCATTCATTTAATTTTTTTCTATATGCACTTCTAAAATGCCTAACTCTTAATGTTTCTGACTTCCGTGTTTCAATTTCAATGGTCAACATTCTTTTTAACTCTTCGTATTTCATTTTTAATTTTTTTGTTTCAAATTTTGAAGCATTATATTTAACAAGCAATGCTGAATAATCAAAAAATCGTTTTATTGTCCTGATCATATAATGTCACCTGTTTCAAAATCTATTTTAAAGTTATTCAATCTTTCAAAACCCTCATCACAATCTCTAACGCTATCAAAGCAAGATTTACCTCTTGAAATCATATCGTTTCTAGCAATCTTAGCTTCATTATAGTCGGTTGTTGCTTTATAACCTTTTGAATTGGAATGAGTAATATAATATGGCACTTCTCCAGTTCGCCAACGTTTATTCCATTTTTTTACTTCATTCCGCCATTCACGACCATCTTTACTAATATTAATTCCATATTCACGATGTAATTCAAACTTTATATCTTTCATTTTTTTCCAATCAGATAAATCGACATATTGAATCATAATTAAAATTTCCCTTCATTATATTTTTTGTGTTCCTCAATAGCTTTTAGCAAGACTATTTTTTCATCTTCTTCTTTAACTTTAGAAACTATTTGGTCATTAAATTTCCAATATAATTCCCAAAACTTTTCATCGCTAAGCATCCATAATTCTTTAGAAGATAAAACTTTATCATAATATTTTTTATAATTTCTTTTTAAATAGTTGATTGAGTTACATTTATCAAAATGCGTATCATATTCTTCAATAGATAAAAACCTATTACAATTTTTACAAGCAATTTTCATACCACTATTTTTTAATTTTTCGGTAGTTTTTGTTAAATGTTTTGTTAGTTGATAAGCATCTGGATATCTTCCAAAATTATCGCCATTTTTAAAAAATTCATTAAGTTTGTTATCAACATCGACATAATCATATGGTTCTAAAATTCTATTCCACTCTTGGTAAACATTATTGGTAATTAAAAATGTTTGTCTATAAACTTGGATTTTATCTACAATAGATTTAACTTCTTTTCTAGTCATTAATCTCTTTTAAAAATTCTTCCCCAGCCTTTTCTTGCTGTGCAATACGTCTAGCTTGATAAGAATTCACGATTGTTTGTTTTTCTTTTGCATTGCTTTCCCAAGTCCTAATAGCAGCTTTCCAATCTTTCATAGGATTACGTCCAACTTTCCAACCATTTGAATTATAATAATCAATAAATTTTTCAGCATCAATTTTATTTTTTCTTTCAAGGCAATATTGTTGAACCTCTTCTAAAGTTGGTTTAATGAATTTTTTCTTTGTAAATAATAATTTATTATTATTTATTTCTTTTATATTATTACTTGTATTATTTATGGGACATTTTTGTCCCTCGTCGAAGGACATTTTTGTCTTCTCAAAGACATTTTTGTCCATCGTTATAAATCTTTGCTTTATAGCACCATTTATCTGATAGAAGATATTGATGTAGCCTTTTTGCTCCAATAAATTCAAATTTCTAGTAATTGTCTTATCGGATGTTTTATACAATTTAGAAAAGTAATTATTTGTAGCCCAACAATAACCTTCTCTATCACATAACGATGTTATTTCTCCATAAAGCAATTTAGCATTTGGTGTTAATTCACTATCATATCTAACGTTTGCTGGAATAATTGAATAATAATTCGGATGTTCCATTTACTCACCCTCAATCATTTCAGCAGGAATTAACTTATTATTTTTCCAGATATAATTTTCAAGATTTTCTATTTCTTGAAAAGTCATATTTGCTGTTATAGTTATTATTTCCCTTTTCATATTTAACTCTCCTTTCGACTTTGTAAAATTCTTCATTTTCACAATACGGACAAACTTCATATTGCATATTTGTATGACCATAAAACTCACTATCTACACCAAAATATTTTTCATATGTTGTTTTATACAATAATGGTTTGTCAAACGTCTTTTTACAATTTTCACATCGATACATATTAGCTATCAATCACAACATGAACATTAATCTTTGGCATTATGTTTAAAACATTGCAATATGCTTTATATTGCTTAGCATTCATTTTGCTATATCCAAGTTCCCAATGATTTACTAAAGACCTTGAATATCCCGTTTTTTTTGCAACCTCATAAATTTTTAGTCCTTGACGTTTTCTTTCTTTTCGAAGTTGTAATCCCAGTTCATGCCAGAATTTTGCATCAACCTTTTTTAAGGTTTGCATATTATCCTCCTTTCCTATATTTTCGTATAATAAAAACACCATGAAGTAAGTAATATTGACTTTTCAAGGCGCTTGTAGTACAATTCTAGTACTACTTAACGCAAATGTGCTTTTATATATTTGTGTTAAGTGGTAATTGAAATAAGATTTTCAAAATAAGACCAAAATTCATAAAGAAAGAAGGTCGAGATTTGAAAACTCTAATTCAAATTTAGTTTTAGGATTAAGTTCGGTCGTCGAAAAATTGAACTTAATTCTTTTTTGTACCCTCTCAAGTACCACTTTATCACTTGTAAGATATCTTTTCTTGCTACCTTACATATACATAATAGCATAATAAAATGAACAAGTCAATCATATTTGTTCATTTTTTTACTATTTTGTTCATTTTTTTACTTTTTAATTTAATTTTAATAGTATAATTAAACAGAATATGATATAATTTATATATACTACGTATATATAAAAATTAAAAAGGATGGTGATTCATCTGTTTGGAGATAGATTGAAAGAATTAAGAATTTCTAAAAATCTAAGTCAAGAGGAGTTAAGTGAAATTCTTAAAGTAAGAAAGAGTTCTATATCAAATTGGGAAACTGGAAAAGCAACACCAACTTTTGATATGCTTACTAAAATTGCTCAATATTTTGGTGTTACAATAGACTACTTACTTAATTTTGATCAGAAAGATGCTGATAATATGAAGAAATTAAAAGTAGCTCTTAAAGAAGCTGGAATGTGGGATTATGATATGGACGATATGTCCAAAGAAGATTTTGAAAAAGCTATGAAAATTGTAGCAATGTTAAAAGAAAAAAAATAATATTATATTTAAAAGGTGCTATTCATCATTAGTACCTTTTTTATTTTTTATTAATAACATAAAAATTTCAAATAAATCACTTTTTTCTAACATAAAATATAAATTAATAATGTTCATATTGTACTCTCCTATTCATTACTTTTTAATAATACTACAAACACGATATCATTATTTTTCTTTTCGATGAATGGACGATATAATCAACGAATGGACGTTTTTTTGTTTATTCTTGATATTCATGTAATACTATTATATAATTATTTTATAAACATTTCAAACATTTGTTTGATATTTGACATAAAAAAAATAATTGTGTTAATATATATCGCAATTTGAAAGGAGAGATAATTATGCCAGTTTATGCAGAAATGATTAGAGATAAAAATGGAAAAAATGTTGAAAAGAAAATAAATGGAAAGACAGTATATTATATAAGAACTTATGTAGAAAATTTTGATGGAAAGAGAAAACAAATAACAAGACATAATAAAAATTGGTTAGGCAGAAGTGGTTATGATGAAGCACAAAGAGAAGAAAATATTTTGCGACAAAAAGAGTTTAATGAATTTGATCAAATGACTATTGGAGAATTGAAAGATAAATATATCGAATTTATTAATACAAGATTAAAACTTTCTACTGTAAAAAAAGCAAGTGATAATTTCAGACTATATATAATTCCATTTTTTGGTACAAACAAAAAAATAGCTAAAATTAGAAATATTGATATATTAAATTGGCATGAGTTCTTATTAAAAAAAGGATTTTCTAATAGGTTTAATAGAGATATTCATATAAGTTTAGTAACTCTTTTAAATCACGCCTGTAAATATTATGGGTTAAAAAGCAACGTAGCAAGTATTGTTGGAAACTTTGAAGTTCCTAAAGGTACCAAGAAGAAGGAAATGAATTTTCTAACTGAACAAGAATTTAATTCTTTTATAAAACAAGAAAATAATGAAATATATAAATTATTTTTCACAATCTTATTTTATACCGGATTGAGATTAGGAGAATTATGGTGTTTAAAGTGGGAAGATGTTAATTTCAAAAACAGAGAGATTACAATTAATAAAGCTTATAATCCCCGTAACGGTGAAATATTATCACCTAAAACAAATAAATCAAATCGAAACATAGTTGTCGTTAGTATCGTTTTGGAATGTTTAAATAGGCTTAAAAAACTTTCTGATGATGAATATATATTTGGTACAAGAAAAATAACAGGTTCGACATTAAGAAGAAAGTGTGACAAAAATTATAAATTCGTCAATGAAACAAAAAAACTAAGAATTCACGATTTCAGGCATTCTTTCGCTACTATGTGTATAAACAAAGGTGTCCCTATAGAAATATTGAGTCAATATTTAGGCCACGAAAACATTTCTACTACATTAGACATATATGGACACTTATATCCCAACTCACAAGAAAAATTAATTAAAATTTTAGAAAAACAAGACCAAAAACAAGACCAGTAATAATATATGTATAATAAAAACCCTTATAAAATAAGGGTTTATTTTTAATATGGTGACGCGTATGGGATTTGAATTATATATAAATTTAAAATTTGTTACTATATAAGGCTTTCCTGATTTTTTCTTTATTTTATAACATTTTATTATGATTTTGACGTCAATGTAACATTGTTTAAATCAATGCTATTTTAACATCAAACAAGACCAAAACAAGACCAAAAATTACCAGAAAATATTGACAAAAAAAGTGTTATAATAATCTCAACTCTAGCAGTATTGGAGTTGATGCAGTATGATTAATTTTATAATAGTTGATGATATAGAGTTTTTTAGAGAAAAAATTAAAAATACTATATTACATTTCAGTTTTAAATGTAATATCGAAATTAAAAATTATATATTTGATGAATATGACTACGATTTCAGAAAAATCGCAAATAAAAAACTCGAAAATAAAATTTATATTTTAGATATAGAAACAAAAAAACACAATGGTATCGAAGAAGCAATAAAAATCAGAAAAAAAGACAGTAAAAGTATAATAATATTTTTAACAATGTATGAGAACACATATTGTGGTAATCTTTTAAGAAGTAATTTAGATTTTATGTTCATATCAAAAGACGAAAATATCGGATTCAATAATGCTTTGTACAAATATTTAAAAGAAATTTACAATGATAAATTTAGAAAATTAAAATTAAATATAAAGGAAAAAATATTGTGTAACATTCCAATTAGCGATATATTGTACATAAATTCTCATGATGGTAAAACTAACATAGTAACAGAAAATTCAAAGGTTCAAATATATAAATCATTAACTTCATTAATTAAAATTCTTCCAAATAATTTTATGCAAATTCACAGAAGTTGTATAGTTAACATTAAAAATATAGTTTTTATAGGAAAAAAAATAATTTTAATCAATGGCGAAGAACTTTTTAAAATATCAAAATATAAGAAAAAAACATTAATAGAATCATATAAAAATATTCATAATATAAGTGGTGATTAATATGTTTTATAAACAGTTTATGAAATATGGTTTGAATGATAATAATAATCTAAATCTTGATGAAGTCGCAAATGAAATTATTTCAAATTTAAATCTTAATAAACAAAAAGAAATATCATACATTTATAATAGTGTTAAAAGATTAAGTAATGATTTTTATGATATTATTTCATTTTTCCCATTTAAAATAAAAAAAGACTAGTTTAGTCTTTCTTGAAATAAATACCAACCATTAATTAAATACTCAATTCTATTGTCATAAATAATGTAAGATACTCTTCTAATATCATTATTGTATTCTTTAAAGTATTTTTGAGTAAATTGTTTTAACTCTACTCTATTCATATTTTTCATAATTTTCCCCCTTCGAGCGAATATAGTATCATACTTAATTGTAGAAATTTGTCGAAAAATAAAAGAACCTAGTCAAATAGACTAGGTTTTAAATTATTTAATTATTAACTTTTGACCTGGATATATTTTATTAGGATTACTGATATTGTTATCCTTAGCTATCTTTTGATAAGTAGTTCCATACTTCTTAGCTATACTGCTTAGAGTATCCCCAGATTTTACTATATAAGTTCTTGATGAAGTATTAGTTATGTGTGACATCGTTCCACTTGGTATTTTAATAGCTTGTCCAACTCCTATCAAGTTCGGATTGCTAATACCATTATATGAAGCTAATACTTGATATGTTGTGCCATACTTACTGGCTATGCCACTTAATGTATCACCTTTCTTAACTATATAAGTAGTTTCAGAACTTGTTTGTGATTTACTTGATTCTACTGTCTTTGGTTCTGAATTTGACGTTTTAGCTTCTGTTCCTTTGCCATAACCATTTAATCCACCACTTTTAATTATTGTAGGAAAATCAGTATGAGCATAATCTCCGTCTAAGTTTCCTGAATAACCATTTAACTTTAATTTAGAAGTATATTGATGCATTCCTACACCCGATTTATCTTCATAACTTACGTTAGACCAATGAGCTATCCATTTATTATATCTATCTAAACCTTTTAAATATGTATCGAACCACGATTTACTAGCATAGATACCAGTATAATAACCCGCACCCTCAACGATTGAACAGAAAGCTTCACTTATAGCTTTTGAATTATTAAAATTATAGCCGTGTTTCTTTTTCCAACCATCAGCATCTTCCATATCTAAGTACACAGGATATTCAAACTGCTTTCCTTTTAACATATTTAAAAATGTATTAGCTTCCTTTTTAGCAGCATCTACATTTAAAGCATATGAATACCAGTAAGCTCCTACTGGAATACCTAACTCTTTACATAAGTTATAGTTCCTTTCAAACTTTGGATCAATGCTATTTGAATAACCAGCTCTGATTATCACAAATTCTACTTTATCTTTTAAAGAAGCTAAGTTAATATCTCCTTGATGTTTTGATATATCAATTCCTAACTTTTTCATATTATTTCACCTCGTTCGTCTTTTTTAGCCCATTTACGGCACTTTCAATAAGAATATCTAACTCCGTATCACTTATCTTTAAGCCTTTAGAATTAAGCCATTCTAGAGCTTTTTCTTTTGCTTTAAATAGCTTGTCCTCATTAGATATCATTACACCTTTATAAATTTGTTCAATATACTTAACTGTTGAATCAATTATCTCTTTCTTCGTTTTAGTATCAACATACTTTGTATAAGCTTTCTTGATTGACATTCCTATAAATGATGCTATTGCAGTAATTATAGTAGCTAATATTTGTATTAAATTATCTTGTATTAATTCCATATTATTTACCTCCAAGTTCTTTTTTATATTCTTCTGTTAAAACATCCACCATAGCATGTACAGAACCATTTCCACCCAATTTAACGTATTTTTCTCCAGCTGATACTCTCTCATCAAGTGGCATGTCTTTATTTACTATGACAAGTCTTAAATTACTCAATTGATTTTCTTTTAAAGATTTATCAATATCTACAAATTTTTTATCTATTTTTTTAATAGCTCTATAACAAGCTATTATTGCGCTCAGTATCGAACCTATCGCTACAATTACACTACCTATTTTCAAAATTACACTAATCATATTCTACCTCTTCATATAATTCATTCATCATTTCTTCAGTGAAATCATTAGGGACAAATATTGTAGTTGAATAATATGGTATATGTTCAGGTATTACGTTACCATTTTCATCTATATACTCCGCTACATAGTTGTCATTTTTTGCTTTAATTTTTTTATTTTTATCAGCCACTATCATCTTAGGCTGTGTATAATCAAATAACTTCAATTTCTATCACCTCTCGTTAAAATCATTATTATTCCATAGGTTAACATTCCTAAAAACCATATCATAAGTATAGGATTATTCATTAAGACACCGTCCATCCTTTGTTTGTGGCAATTGCTATCTCATCAGCTGTTAATTTAGCTAAATTAGTACTTCCTAAAATCAAGCTCTGAGTTTTACAACCAGCAGTTTTAATGTCATATAATTTATTAATTACATTCATTAAGCTATCATGTGTTAAAGGACAATCACTTAAATCTAATCTATAACCCGCAGTATTTGCAGCCATTGTTGTTTTATAAGCCATACCAAGATTTAAAAATCCACCAAAATTAGTTAAACTAGTACAATTATTAAACATTGTCGTTAGAATAGTTGATGAACTACCATCCAATTCTGGTATTGTATCTAATTGACGACATCCACTTACAAATCCACCAAAATTAGTAACTTTACTAGTATCCATTGATGGTAAGCTAGTTATTTGTGTGCAATTATAAAATGTACTTGTTAAATTAGTAATATTACTGGTATTAAATCCAATAGGTATTGATAATAAATTTAAACAACCATAAAATGCTCTGGCTAAACTATTTGTAATGTTAGTAGCATTAAAATTGTTTATTATTCTAAGAGAACTACATCCTTCAAAAATCGAATTAGCAGTTGTTACGTTTGAGTAATCTAGCTCTGGTATTTCTTCTCCACCAAAATTAAAGAACGCATAAGATGCATTAGTAACTTTACTCATATCAAAATTAGACGGTATTTTTTTAACCATACGATTTAATAAATAAGTAGTTACACTTGATCGAGGTGCTAGATAAAAATAATCTTCTATATCTACACCATTTGTATTAACAGTAAATTCACTATAACCATCTAAATTATCATCAATAGCTTTATATGTTCCGTTTTCAGTTACGTTTTTTATTCCTAATTTAGTTACTGGAATATTAACATTTGCTTTATTTAATTCAGTTACATCATAGATACCATTTTTATTTATAATAATTTCTCCATTTGGAATAATATAATCATCTGGAATGGACTCAACTTTAACTTCATTAAATCCATATTTAGTTGATCTAACTAATTGTTCTATTTTAGTTGGAATTATTACTATGTCTTCGAGTTCCGGATAAATATTATTAATATCTAATTGTAAATCTATGATTTGCACTTCATTATAAAATTCTAAATTACCAATACTAATTTCCTTCATAAATAGTATCCTCGTCAGTTATTTCAAATTGTGATTTTAAAGTTTTTACAGTTCCGTCTTTTAGTGTGCATTCAATATCAAAATTATAAATTCCATAGTCGAGCTCTCTAGTGTCTTCCGGTTTAAATTCACTATGCCAATAATTTTCTTCAAATGTAAAATCTTCTTTATTTTTATCAAAAATAACTGGAGATGATTGTAAGTTATATTTACGGCATGTCAGTATTAATTTTTCAATAGTTTCACTTGATATGTTTTTTTCTTCATTATCAATTATTCTAAATTTAAAAGGCTGTGAATCTCCTCTTATAAATTTCATATTTATTCCTCCTTGTATTTTCGTATTATTTCACGAGCTTCTTCTCTTTTGTTTAAGGTTTCTGTGTAATCATTATCTAATTCTTTCCCCAAAAATTGATATTCAATTATCTTGTTGGCTATATAATCAGTATTAATTAAATATTGTATAGCTTTTTGTACTTTCAATTTTTCTTCATATTCA